GAGTACTTAGGGAAATATCCTGTATCGATAAGATGGTCATAACGTCCACCATAAGATGCGACCATATAAAAATTATTTGGAAGTAATACTTCCAAGAATAAATTTAAAGACTTGCTATAACAATAAAACTTAATCCCGGGATTTAACTTTGCTACATTTAACCAGGCTTGCAAGTATAAAAGATTATCAAAATCCCCGGACTCATGAATTCTAACCTTATTAATATTCTTTTTATTTATTTGAATATTCCAGTTAATTAATTCAGTTAATCCAATTAAATCATTTTTTAAAACATAACTTTTAATAACCTGGTAATTATATCTCCGGGAATTAAAAACGTTAGGATAACGTAATTCTTCACTAGCTGCAAAGCAAGTAAATAAACTTTCATTCCCTCGTTTTAATATTCTTTTATCATCCTTAAAAGTTACCCAGGCCTTGCAACTATTAGCACCTGGACAAGTGATCCCGGCCGGGAGACTGATAATTAAAGTATCTTTCGATAGCTTTTTATTACCTTTTGAAAATTTTAATTTTTTCATTGTTTTTAATTAAATAATTTTGAATAAAAAAAAGTAAGTCATTTAAGACTTACTTAATAGGATGATTAATTGATTCTTTTTTTAATAAGTCATCCTCTTGTATAGAAAATAATTTATTAAATAAAGTGTCATAAAATTCTTTTTTCTTATCCATTCCATAAATAAGAAAATCGCTAGACGAAAGAATAGCTTTATGAATTGCATTGTATTCTTGAGAGGTTAGATACTTCATTAATTTTTAACCTCAAGATAATTACATGCAGTTTCAATACCATTTTTACAATGGATCTTTTGAGACTTGAGCAAACTATCAGACATCCCAAAATAAAGAATTGATCCAATACTCACATATAAAAATAAATGTTTGATCATGATTAAATGAATTTTGTTAATAGATTAATAATTGGTAAAATCTTTTTTATTTTTATTAATTGAATGTCAGTACAATTAATTAATTCTTTTTCTTCTTCTACTTCTTCGCAGAAATCATAATCATTATCTAATGAAAATTTTCTTACTTCTAATACATCTTGTATTAGGTTTAATTGTTCTTGTGTCATTGGTTTAATTAAATAATTTTAATGTGTTTAGCTGTATTAGCTCTGTGGAAGCTGTAAAGCTGACTTAGTTAGATTTATCAATTAAAGATAATTGACTTGTCTAAGAGGATTTTAGATACTAGTAAATATCTATATCCTTAATATTAATTATATCAAAATATATCAGTTATGCATATGGATATTAAAGATATTTTTATTTATTTTTTTATATAGAAACCCGGGACAATTTACCCCGGGGAAAATTTTTTAGCTATGGGGTGTAGTTGTAAATTTATTTTTTATTTTTGCGTGCGTGGGTAACTTAAATATATTCTGTGTATCTTTATTCCTTTGGTTCTATGCGAATTGCAAGTTCTGGAGCTTGAATATTTACTGTTTCAACAGATTCACCTACTACTTTGCCTAGGGAGTCAAGGATTTGTGCTGCCGTTTGAAGTTGACCTTTTGATATAGCTTTGTTGAATAGACGCATACGCATAGCTTGTAAGCGTGGGATCATTTTATCTCTTTCTTTAAGCCAATCTTCATCATTCCACTCTTTAACTTTTTTCCAATCTTGCCAACCTGTTACTAATGATATGCCTTCTTTTTGAGAATGTTCTATGACAAGTTGTCTAGTGGTTTTACCTTCAAGCTGTTTTGAGTAAAGACGTTGGCATCTGGCTTCTATAACTGCTCTTGAATTAGAACCGCCTGTGTATTTTTGTACACGAGGTTTACGTTGAGGTGCTGGAAGATCGTAGTTTAAATTATTTATAAAAGATTCAGCCACGATAAAGGTTGTGATGGGGGTTATTATTCTGATAATAGCCTTAAAAGTATGAAATGCGAAAGAAAATGAGTAATATTATGAAAAAAAGGGTTATATGAGCCTAAATGAGGTCAGTTTAAGGTATGCACAGGGGGAGGTGTTTAGTAGTGAGAAAAGATTTCGTGTGTTAGTTGCTGGAAGAAGGTTTGGGAAGAGCTATTTAAGCTGTATTGAGTTGTTGAGAGGTGCGATTAATAGACCTGGAGAGGTTTATTTTTATTGTGCTCCTACTTATCGCATGGCAAAGGATATTGCATGGAAGGAATTGAAGAGATTAGTGCCTAAAACTTGGATTCAGGCAAAAAATGAGACAGATTTAAGAATTGATTTGATAAATGGGTCAAGTATTGAGTTAAAAGGTACTGAAAATGCAATGGCATTGAGAGGTAGAAGTTTAGCAGGTGTTGTATTAGATGAGGCTGCTTTTATGGAAAGGGATGTGTGGGCTGAAGTTATAAGACCTGCATTAGCCGATAAGCAGGGTTGGGCTTTATTTATCAGTACACCTGATGGAACTGCCAGTTGGTTTTACGATATGTGGTGTTTTTGTGGTGAACAGGAGTGGGATGATTGGCAAAGGTGGAGCTTTACAACTATCGAAGGGGGTAATGTCGCTCCAGAAGAAGTTGAAGCAGCCAGAGGACAGCTAGATCCAAGAACATTCAGACAGGAATTTGAAGCTAGTTTTGAGAATCTTACTGGTTTGGTCGCTGTTAGTTTCAGTGATGAAAATATTGATAAGGAAGTGCAGGATCTTCATATGCTGCCATTGTTGTTGGGTTTAGATTTTAACGTTGACCCTATGGCCGGGATATGTGCTGTAAAGCATAATGATACACTATATGTCTTTGATGAGATCATGCTGACAGGTGGTGCTACCACTTGGGATTTTGCAGAAGAAGTTGTTAGAAGATATGGAGTTGATCGAAGAGTGATTGCCTGTCCTGATCCTACTGGTAGTGCAAGAAAAACTAGTGGGGTTGGAGTTACAGATCATACGATCTTAAGAAGAAATGGTTTTATCGTTATGAGTCCTAAATCACCTTGGAGGATCAGAGATAAAATTACTGCTGTTAATACGGCTTTGTATGATGCTGAAGGAGTAAGACGAACATTAATACATCCTAGATGTAAAGAATTGATAAAAGCACTTAGAACTTTGACATATGCACCAAATACAGGTTTACCTAATAAGAATTTAGGAGTTGATCACGCATTTGATGCTTTTGGTTATCTTTGTCTACAGCAATTTAACCTTGCAAAACCAGAGACACTGGGGCAGACTTCGTTTAGAATATATTAGAACTACCTAATTCTTACTATGTACCATTCTACGACTAAGAAAAAAAAGAAGAAAAAGAAGGGAGGTAAAAAACGTGGCGAATGTTCCTGTAAATAAAGCGTTATACTCTAGAGTAAAAGCAGAGGCTAAACGTAAATTCAAGGTTTATCCGTCCGCTTATGCCAATGCGTGGCTTGTACGAGAGTACAAAAAACGTGGAGGAACTTATCGCACGGAGAGTAAACGTGGCAAGAAGTAGTGGTGGTCTTACACGATGGTTCAAAGAAAATTGGGTTGATGTAAAAACTGGTAAACCTTGTGGTCGTAAAAAAGGCGAAAAACGAGGCTATCCAGCTTGTAGACCTAAAAATCGTGTATCAAATAAGACACCTAAGACAGTAGGAGAAATGACAGCTAGTGAAAAAGCACGGTTTAAACGTGAAAAAACTAGCAGTAAAAAGATAACATATCAACATAGACGTAAAAAAACTACCAAAAAGAAAAAATGATTGAAATCACCGATGAAATGCTCGATGTCATCGAGAAAGTAAAAGGAAAACGAAATCCTGCTCTTTGGGATCCCAGATGTGAACAATATATGAGAAATAACAAGAAAGGTACTGTAAAAAAGTCAACAACAAGTTAAACTATTTATAAATACTCTTTTTTCTTAGAATAATGGCATTTTTTCGTGGCGAGGAAGGCTCCGTAAAATTTAAAAACGGATCTGGAACTACTGAAGCAGTAGTATCAACTACAGGTTGGTCTCTTGACATAACAAAAGACACACTAGATGTAACTGCTCACGGAGCAACATCAAGAGTTTTTGTTGGTGGGTTAATTTCGGGATCAGGCACTATTGATTTTCTTTACACAGCAGCCAGTGGTAATGAAACTGCAAATTTACTCGCAGATATTTTAACCACTGAAGATGCTGCTGATGCACAGTTTGAATTATTTTTAGATACTACTGGAGCTAAAAAAGTAAGTTTTTCTGGAATTACTACAGGAACAACCTTAAGTGCTCAAACAGGTGATTTAGAAACAGTTAGCGTTAGTTTTATAACTTCTGGTGCTATAACCAACGCTGCATAATGCCTAAAAGTTCTTACTCAGCCAAGCAACGTAAACTAGCTGCGATTGCTCCTCCTAGAGATAAGATTACAGCCGCTGATCTTAAAAAGTTACGTTCTAAGAAAAAAAAGAAAAAGAAGTGAAACTTACCACTCGCCAAAAAAACTTATTAGAAAAACATTCTGAGCATCATAGTGCGAAGCATATGGAGTTTATGAAAAGGCGAATGAGAGCAGGAGATACTTTTATCCAAGCTCATAAAAAAGCACAGGCAAAGGTGGGAAAATGAGAAAACGTAAATCTGTTAGTTTATCTGTAGGTAGAGGAGAAAAATCTAAAAAAGGTGGTCTTACTGCAAAAGGCCGTGCGAAATACAATCGTGCTACTGGTAGTAATTTACAAGCACCTGTTACTGAAAAAAATCCAACTGGTAAAAGAGCAGCTAGAAGAAAATCATTTTGTGCTCGTATGAAAGGAATGCCAGGACCATTGAAAGATAAAAAAGGCAGACCTACAAGAAAAGCGTTAGCTTTAAAACGATGGAGGTGTTAGATGACTTATTCAATTCCTGGAGATTACAGAACAAAAGTACAAACCTCTACAAATATTGGAGACATAGATAGTCCTTTTACTAGAACTAGAGCAGTTTTAGATATGATGAAAGGTTGGGAAATAATGAAAGCTGTTACTGAAGGAACAGAATATCTTAGAGAAAATAGTGAAGCATTTTTACCATTAGAACCAAGAGAAGATTACACCGCATATATGGCAAGAGTAAATCGTGCTGTATTTAGTCCTTTTACACAGAGATTGATAAGAGCAGCTACAGGTCTTGTATTAAGAAAACCAATAAGTCTTATAGGTGATCCTTATTGGACAGAGACTTTTAAAATGGATGTTGATGGTTGTGGTTCTGATTTAGATGAATATGCAAGAAGAATATTGATGTGTTCTCTTACTTATGGTCAAAGTCATATTCTTGTAGATTATCCAGCACCTTCTGGTGCATTAAGTTTGGCAGAAGAAAGAGCACAAAATCGTAGACCATATTGGATTGAAGTAGATCCAACAAATCTTTTGGGTTGGAGATTAGATAGAGAATCAAATTATGGAAATCTTATACAGGCAAGGATTGCAGAAAAAGCTGTTTTACCTGATGGAGACTTTGGAGAAAAAGTTTATGATCAGGTAAGAGTGATAGAACCCGGTACTTATAGAGTTTTTCGTAAAAAAGACGAAATTGATGCAATGTATGATGTTGATGATAATTCTTATATGGGTGAGTTCAGCACAGGAACGACAGGTGAAGATTATAAATTAGCTGAATCTGGTAGTTTTTCTCTTGGTGAAATACCTTTAGTTACTATTTATTCTGGAAAAACAGAAAATTTAGTAAGTAAGCCACCTTTACTTGATATTGCATATTTAAATCTTGCTCATTTTCAAAGACAAGCTGATCTGATTCATAGTTTGCACGTTGCATCTCAACCAATGCTTGTTATGGAAGGTTATGACGATCAGACTAAAGATTTAGCTATATCTGTTAATTATGCAATGGCAACTCAACCAGGTAATAAAATTTATTATGTAGAACCAGCTTCTAGTGCTTTTGATGCTCAATCCGCTGAAATAAAAGAATTACAGATGCAAATGGCTACTCTCGGTATTAGCACGTTAAGTCAGCAAAAGTTTGTAGCTGAATCTGCTGATGCTAGAAGGTTAGATCGTGTTGATACAAACTCTATGCTCGCTATGGTTTCTATGGAATTAGAACAAAAACTTCAGAAATGTTTTAATTTTTCTGCTGAGTATGTAGGTATTGAACCTCCAGAAGTAAAAATTAGTAGAGATTTTGATATTGAAAGGTTAATTGGACAGGATATTACAGCATTAACATCATTATTTGATCAACAGGTTATTGATAGAGAGGAGTTTAGAGATATTTTAGTTCAAGGTGAAGTATTACCTAGTGCCAATCAGACAGAATCAAGTTAGTATACTATTATATAAATAAATTTATAAAACTTATGGCAAAATCTTTAGATAAAGTTCTTCAACCTGATGGAACGTATAAATGGGAACTTGTTGAACCTACAGCATCTGAGAAGATGGGTAATGGCCCCGAAGCTCCTGTTGTCTGTCCTGCCCCAAAATCAAAAGCTACTAAGAAAAAAACTACTAAAAAGAAAACTACTAATCCATTATCTGAGTAATTTATGTCAATAGAAGAAAAAGTGATTGAGCAAACATCTGAAACTTCTACACCAGAAGTTACTACGTCAACTCCACCTGTAAATGATTTAGCCAAACAGTTACAGGAAGCAAATGAACGTGCTGCAAAAGCAGAGGCATTAGCTCAACAAAAAAGTAAACTTGCTGAAGAAACAGAACAGAAGTTTAAAAATGCTAAGAGTAAAATAGGTCAATATTATGACGATAGAAATAAGGCACTAGAAGATCAGGGAATGTATAAACCTTTATGGGAAGAAGCAAATAAAACTAATCAGGAAATGCAAAATGAAGTAAATGCTTTAAAACAACAAATACAAGATTTAAAAAATTCCAATGAAGCTGCAAGTACTAAAACTGAAGCTTTAGCAGCTATCAGTAATTTAGGTGCAATTAACGCAGAACAAACTTTAGCATTGTTACAGGGAAAATTACAAAAAAATGCAGAAGGTCAAGTTGTTGTTCTCAATGGTGGAGTTGAACAGAATTTAACAAATTATCTTACAAGTTTAAAAAATCCTGGTAGTGGTTGGGAACATCATTTCAAACCTAGTTCTGCTGCTGGAATGGGTGCAAAACCAAGTCCAGTTGCAAGTACAGGCAGTGGACAGCCAAATCCTTGGAAAACGGGCAATATAACACAACAAATGCTAATATCAGAACAAGATCCTCAAATGGCAGCCGTGCTGAAACAGGAGGCTCAGAACACTTAAAAAAAGTAATTTCTATAGATCCGTGATTTAGGAATTTACTATCAAGTCCGTGACTTGAAAAGTGTTACCAAGTCCGTGACTTGGAAATGTAAAACTAATTTCTAAATAAGCCAATGGCTGCTCCGTTTCAGAATTATACTGGCGGTGTCCTACTAGCGGACATCGTTAAAAGAAATAATTTTAGTGCTTACG